AACCGCGCGGCCCCTGCGCTGGACCCTCGGCACGCCTGCAATGATCTCGTTGATCAGGAAAATACCGTGCTCGGTGACGATGGTGCCGTTGGACGTTTTGGGCTTGTGGAACGCCCGCAACCCAACCGGCCTCGGCATCGCGTAGACGCCGACCAACGACCACGCGGACGGGTTGCCCGGGTCATTGCCGGTATAGACGATCATCTCGCCTTCGGATGTGAAAAAACAAATGAAGTCGTCCGGGCCCTCACCCGTATCGGAGCTGAACGTCCCTATTGCGACCAGCCTTCCACCACGGTTGGCGATGCTGTCCAAGGGAAAGGCCCGGAAGGTTCCTTCAATATTCGTAGGCCCGCCAAACCAGACAGTCAGGCTGTCCTTTTGCCCAACAAAGATCCGTTCCTTGTAGATCCCGATAACCAACAGATCGGCGGTGCCGATGCCGACAGGATCGAAGGTCGGCGCCCATGGCGTCATTGTGGCGCCGTCGTACTTTTGACCAAGATCGACACCGTTGACGAAGATGGTAAAATTGTTGTGCTGAGTCCATTGCCACTGGGCGCTCACGAAGCCCGAGGCCAGAACGACCGGTGTCGATGGAACGGTAATATCAAAGATCGTATCACCGGACGCCGCCAGCAATTGAGCCGTGCCCTGCCACACCCATTCGGCCATCGTGTCAACGAAAGTTCCCGTCAGCGTATCGCTGTACGTCTGGCGGCCGCCACGCACGAACACCTGGCGGCCATCGGAAACAAGGTTGTCCATGATCGTTGCAGCATCGATGGGCATGTTGTCTTCAGGCAGGTCGGTCCGCCACCCGCCGACCGGCGCTTGTAAGGGAAAGGACTCAGGCATAATCGGGCCAGTCGCCCCACGGCACCCGGCGCTGGCGGAATCTGTTTTGCCCGGTCAAGTCTATCGGCCTGCCCTGAACGCCGGAATTGACCTGCGAAACCACCATGCCGTCATAGATCCGCTTCTGTTCCGGCCACTTGTCATTAAAGCCCTTGCGCTGGTTATAACGCCACTCAACGCCAAGCGAGAAAAGGAACTCAGGCAGACGGGAAACGTCCGTATCCGCCGCCCACCGTGCCTGCAGCGTGCCACCGGAAGACTGGCACCAGAACTTCGAAAGATACTCAAATGCAAAGGTCAGATCCGGCGCGGTGTTCGGGTACACCGACAGCTTGTTTCCGATAAACCGCCATTCGTAATAGACATTCAACGGCAGGTAAGCGGCATTCGTCTGCGCCTCGGATGGCGTGATCGGCCCGTTTACAAGGTTCTGCCCGCTACGGTCCCAAAATGTCGGGTTGCGCTGCGCGTCCCAGCCCGGCGCGATCGCATCCAGGTCGAACAGGGTAGTCTGCCCGTCGTCAACGCCAACGTTGGTATTGAAGACCGCTTCCGTTTCCAACTCCTGCCACGGCCCGCGTCGTGCGATATCGTCGCCTTCGAAGTTAGCCAGCGTCAAAAGCGTCTGAACGTCCGGGTCCGGGTTGCCGATGACCTGACTAGGCGTCGGCAGTCCCAGCAGGTTCGTCGCGTCCTGGATGATCGTTAGGAGTGCCATTTGCCTTCACCTTGTTCTTTGAACCGACTGGACGCCCGCGCGGCTTGCTCAATTTGGCGATCTGCTCTTGCATGACCTTCAACTGCTCGGCCATGTCGGCATTCTGCTCCTTGACCGCTTCCAGTTCCAGGTTCTGCCCCTCGGCCCTTTTAACGTAGGCCTCGGCCTTCTGACGGAACATCCCGGCAACCGGGCCGATCTTGTCGCAATGCGTGTCAGACAGCGCGAGAAGGCCATCAACGGTAAAGACGTTGTTTGCCTTCAAGGTGGCGATCGCACCCGGGCCGATCTGTGGCCATTCCTCCAGTGGCGTGCCGTCCTGCGGCGCTGACTTGTCGCGCTCCCAGGCCTGGAAGGCTGCCGGCCACTCGTATTGATCGGATTCCTTTACCGCCCGGATGACGGTATCGCCGCCGGGCAGGTAAACCGTGATGAATAGCTTTTCAGTGAAGACCGGACGCCCCTTCTCCGCGGTTGCCTTGGCATCCTCGACAGCCTGCAAATGAAGCCTGGCAGGGAGTGCCGACCTTTCCACATTGCCGAGCCAGTGCGCGCCCGGCTGTCCACCGGTCTTGATAACGTCTTGCGTCCAGTCAAAGTCGATCGACATGAAGCCTCCGAGAAAAAGCGGGGAGGGTGCAATTTTCAGGCTGCTTTAATACCCTCCCCGAAAAGATTACGGCGACAGCGGAAGCGTGCGCCGGATCCACATGAAGTCACCGGTATCACCGGCGACAATTGCGGTGTGTGTGCCCGCCGCGTCCGTGATGGCGAAGGTGACATCATTCAGCGTACACGTCCCAACCGCAACCGGTTCGGCGCATTCACCGTAAATCCATACGCTATCCAGCGACCCAACTGCAGCATCCCCTAGGGCATGCTCTGACTTACCAACGTCGTAAAAGTTGGCCTGCATGTTCATGGCGTAATATTCAGCCATTGGTTTCTCCTTTCTCTCAGGCTACGCGGTCAGCGTGCCCTGCAGCTCGCGGTTCGACATCGTGAGGTTGCCGGCAAACACGATAAGCTTCGTGGTCGCGTCCTGGTTGACGGGATACCGCTCACCCATCAGCGGCACCATGTTCCGCTTGCTGTGCGGCCGGAACTTCAGGAACTTAGTGTTCAGGAAGTAACCCGTTGACGCCGGAGCGTTGCCGTCAAGGCCACCGTCCAGGATCACCGTCGCCGTCTTGTAAGCAAGGTTCTGGAACCCGGCATTGGCGAGGTTGTCGTTGGTGATCCGGTGGATGGTCTGGAGGCTCGACTCATAGAAGCCATAGAACACGTCGTCAAACGTGATCAGGTCCGGCTTGTCGCGGTTCCGGGTCTGCTTGTACCACAGCAAGTTCATCTTCGCCTGGATGTCCGTAGCGGCGGTAACGCCGGTTTCCACCTGGTTTCTCCAGAAGTCGAACGTCGCCGGATCGATCCCGCCCACGACACCCGTATTGGGAGTTGGAGATATCAGATACTGCAACCCGCCAATTTCCTTGCCGTTGGAACCAGTGCCGTCGGAATAGATGCCGGCGGAGATCCCGTTGGACATGGTGCTTTCGGCCACCGTCACACGCTCGGAAACCAGATCCTTGATCCGTTCGGAGCCGGAGTTGACAACGTCCGCCTCCAGGCCGGAAATAGTCACAGCAACCGCTGCCTGCTTCCACTGGTAGGAAGCCGAATCGACCACGCGTGCCGGCGCAACGTCCAGGGTTTCCATCCCGGCATACCATTTGAACGTCAGGTTATTGTCGTAGGAAAGACCTTCCAGGATCTCCGTGCCGCCGGACACCGTGCGGATACGGTTGCCGCGGTTGAGATACATCAGGAGAGCATTGTTGTTCGTGACGTTATCGGCAATCGCCGGGTCACGGTACTTCAGGGTTGTGGTGACAAGATCACCAACGTTGGGTTCAGCCATTGAAAGCCTCTAAATTCTGGCTGCCGCTTCCTTCGTCAAGTCTGCATAAGCACGGTCCACTGCATCATCGACGGTTTTCGGCTTGTCCGAAAAGTCAGTGACGACACCGCTGGCACTCGACGCCGGAGAAATGGCCGCGCTCTGAGCCTTGCGGGCTTCCGCCTGCCTGGCCTCGAACAACTGCTTTGCTTTCTCACTGGCCAAAGCCTCGACATCAACCGCTGGCGCCTTCAGCCTCGCGACATTATCGTAAGCCTTGCCCAACGCGCCCCACCTGTCCTGGTGAGGGTTTTCCGAAAGCAGCCTGTCCATTTCAGGTTTTACAAGGTGCTGTAGGTCCTCGAAATACGGCCGGAGCGGTTTCCCGTCCTCGCCCGTTTCCTTGGTCCATACCTGCAATTCCTGCAAAGCCGTCTGCGTCTTCTGTTCGGCCTGGCTGGCCTGGAACTGGCCTAACTCACGCCGCACAATGTCCTGGACTACCTGAGTGGGATCGACATCCGTTTGGGTTTGGCCCTGTCCATCGGACAAAGCCGCGAGCTGTGAGGGATCAACGCCGAATTGCTGGGCAAGTTGGGCCAAACCATGTTTCGGATTTGCCAACAGCATCCGCTGTGCCGTCACAAGGCGCTCCATGCCCTGATCGACGGTCAGCCCATACGCTGCCGACATGTCCCGTACCTGGTCTATCCAACTGCCTACACCTTCGGGCAGTCTGTCCCGTTCAATGGCTTCTGTTCGTTCCTTCTCGTGTGCTACCAGGCGGTCCTGGGCCTCGCGAGGTAAGGCTTCCCATGTGCCAACATCATCTCCCATCCATGCCGGAACCTCCAGCGCGGCGGGTTCGGTGATCTCTGCCTCGGCTTCAACCTGTGTATCGGGAGCCGTCTCGGCGGTTGTTTCTTTCGTCTCATCTTCGGTCAGTTCGGCGTAGGCACGGTCCACGGCGTCATCAACGGTAACCGGCGCGGTATCCTGCTCCGTTTCCACCGTTTCCGGCTCGGAAACAGCAACTTCTTCCGCATTTTCCGTGGTTTTATCGTCCTGAACCGTCATTATCTATCCTTGAAAGGTGGGTCCAATGAAAATGTTAACCGCATTCCTATTAATTACCATGTTAAGTGGTTGTGCCGCAAGTGCAGGCGGTTCCTGCCCTCCAGCCGACGAATGGCTGGAACCGTCGTCCGGCCCGTTCAACTGCCAAACCATGGCGCAGCCCGGGCTTGCTGACTGGACACAAGAATTCCAGTTCGGCGGACCCTAAGCACCGCCCCAACCCACATCGCGATCATCCGACCGGCTCAAGCCTGGGCTTGCCTGTTGGCTGCGGCCGATATCCCGTTGGTCGCGTGACTGCCCACCAGCTGCTTGGCGTCCGCGTTCGTATGCATCAGCAAACGGGTCACGAGGCGGCGCGATGGCCCGCTGGTCGCCCATCTGCCCTCTCCCACCTTCCATGGCGTTCGCCATCTGGTGCATACGTTCGGACTCTAGCTTGCCGTGGTATTCCCTGTTTCCTCGGTTGCCAGCGTAGCCAAGCGCAGTGCCCAAGCCCAGGGTCGGCGCGCCGGCAAGCGTGGTCAACGCGCCAGCCACAGCACCGGGACCACGGCCCATGCTGGAAGGCCCGCCAAAGCCGCCATAGCCTTCGTGGAAGCCCTGCAACTGCTGTGGGCTAAGGGTAGCCGGGTCCGGCGCGAACGCCTGTGGACGCTCCCGTGGGTCCATAGGCCCCTCGCCGCCCTGTGACTGCACAAGACGCCGCGCAATGTCCGCCATAGGGTTGGATGCCGCCTGCGAAGGCTGGTAGGCAGGCTGTAAGGGCGCCCGGCCCAAGCCCGGCATGTTGCCCCATAGGTTCGGATCGATCATATCCCAAGCTCCTCCGATGCCCGCCTTACGGCCTGCTCAATGGCCCGCCGGTCCGGTGCCGGACGCTTGGCCACGTCGCCGGCCTCGCTCACATGATACCCGTGCTCTTTCAAATGGGCGTAGTAGGTCCCGCGTGAATGCAACAACTCGCCCGTTACAGGCGACGCCACCGGCTCGGCAAGATCGCTTTGCAGGTAAACCCGCGGACGATCGACCACGGCAGGTTCAACCCACGTCCTGCGCCGTTTGCACCAGATCAGTTTCATTCGCCAGCCACCACTTGTTTCGCCACTTCCGCAATCGCCTTAACGCGCGTCTCGTCCTGCTTCGATGCAATGTCCATGATCTTCCTTTGCGTATCCCCGGCTTCCTGCAGTTCGGTGCGGTGCGTATCACCAGCCTCCTGCATCTGCGTCTTTTGCATTTCCGCCTGGGTCGCCTTGTCCATCGGATCGGGCGGCGGCGGTTGCTTCGCCTTTTCCTTGGCCGCACGCTGCAACTGTTCGAACGTCCGTTCGACTGCCTCTTCAGGCCCACGCCCGGCGTGGAAGGGCCGGATCGCAAACATCACCAATTCGCTTACCATCGGCAACATTTCCGGCGCGGCGGAAACGATCGGCGCCCACCGCTCGACCATGCCAGTCAACACATCGATAAACTTGCTGCGGTCCTCGCGCTCCTTCGCGTCATCGCCTTCAATGGTGCTGTCGCTCTCGATGTCCAGCGAGAACCCTCGAAGCTTGTCCGAGCGCAGCATGGCGATGACTTCCTCGACCGTCGGCATGGCAAGCCGTTCCTGTACCTCGTCGGGTATCGGCTGTCCGGCCATATCGGCTTGCTGCACCTGGAACTGCAGCATCATCTTTTCTTGCTGTGTCGGTAGGTCCATGCCCGACATCTGGACAAGGTTCTCCTCGACAACCTGGCGGAGATCCAACATGGCAACGTTGCCTTCCATGCCGCCCTTGTTCATGAAGTCAGGCCAGTCGGTAACCGGGACCATCTTGTTTCCCGTCCCGGAATCCAACATCTGCTGGAAGTCGGCACCCATGGCCTCATTGTAGACACCGACAACCCTTGCCGCCTTCAGCAAGGTGTATATCTGCGTCGTGACCTGATCCAACTCCGCCGCCTGGTCCTGGTACTGGCAATAATACGGGATCGGGACGACATCGTCCGTTGACCACACCGCGAACAACGGCTTCGGACACGGGTAGAAACAGGACAGCTTCAGCGGGTCCGGTACCACCTTTAGAATGCGCGTGGCGTCCTTGTTGAAAAACAGAACCTCCTTCGTGGTCTTGTCCCAGATCTCCAGGATCTCGCAACCGAGCGGCGCGTTCTTATCCTTGTCGCCGTCTTTCTTCTGCGGCTCGCACATCAGCGCGGCTTCCTCGCCGAATTCACGTTCAACCCGTGACATCGGCCAGAACAGCTTGCGCGCAAGCCACGTTACCTGACTCCAGACGTTGGCCTTCGCGCACATCAGGTCGCGCCAGTGAACATAGTCAGCGATAACCTTTTGGTCGCCGATCTGCGGCATGGCGATGCCGTCAACGTCAACCTCGGTCATCTCCGGCGCGTACCGCGCCCACAGGACACCTGTGCCGGGAACCAGGATATTGAACACCGCGGCGTTCACATGATCGACAAACGACACATCCTCGCGCTTGGCATTCAGCGTCGTCACCCGCTCCAGCATCTCAGCCGCAGACCGGGCAACCGGCGAGTTGTCGGGCCACCGGCGCTTAACGACAGGATCTGGAACCTTGTTGAAAAGGACGGGCTGCAGCGTCTCTGTATTGGCCCACAGCATGTTGTATTGCCGACGGTTGGCAACCTTGCTCGGCACCGCTCCCTTGTACCCGCCCACATCCCGGATATCCTCGAACCGCGCGACCACGGAATCAGCACGGCGCCAGTAAGCCTCGTAAATGGGCCGCCGGTCCTCGATGACCTTGCGCCACTTGCGCTGCAGGCTTTCAAGCCGCTTGCGCTCTAAAGCCTCCGGCGTTTCCTCGATCTCGATCTCAACTTCGTCGTCTTCGATCTCGATCTCAACTTCGCTTGGCATTCCGTTTCTTCCTTGGTTTACCGGCCAGCCTCATCGCAATGGCTACAGCCTGGTCACGCGGTTTCCCTGCCTTG